CGTAACCAATGATGTTCGTGGCAATGACCTGACACTGTGTAATGCAGCCGGCCCAATCATAAGTGCATCGGCTCCAACCACTCAAACTGACACAGCAGAATCAGACTTGGCCTACGGTGACTTGTGGATTGACACCAGCGATCTTGAAAACTATCCCAAGTTGTATCGTTGGGAATCAGTCAGCGGAACTGATTCATGGGTAGAAGTTGACACCACCGATCAAGTGTCACAAAATGGTATCTTGTTTGCAGATGCTCGCTGGGCACCAAACGGTACAACAGATTGTGTAGCAGATCCTTTCCCGACTATTACAAGTTTGCTGAACAGCAACTATCTTGACGTTGACGCTCCTGATCCTGCACTGTATCCACAAGGTATGTTGTTGTTTAACACACGCCGTTCTGGCTACAATGTCAAGAGTTTCCAGGCCAACTACTTCAATACCACATCTACTGCGTTTGCAATTGATGCGTGGTCAGCTACCTCAACATATGTGTACAATGATTTTGTAAACTACAACAATGCTGTATATGTGTGTATTTTGGCTACCACAGCTGGTATTGCACCAACCAATGGTACATACTGGGACCTGTTGAACACCAACACCTGGCTCACAGCCAGTGGTAACAAAACTGATGGCAGCATGTGGTCAGGTCGATTGGCACAACGTCAGTTGGTTGTACAAGCACTCAAGGCAGGCATTGACACCAGCACAGCAGCACGTGAAGAACAAAATCAATTCAACTTGATTGCAACACCTGCTTATCCTGAACTGACACCAAACATGATTGCACTCAGCAATGAGCGCAACAACACCTTGTTTGTGGTTGGTGATACTCCAATGAGACTTGGACCTGATGGCAACAGCTTGGTAGCTTTTGCTACCAACAACAACGGACTTGGTCTGGTGACAGAAGATGGCAACGCAGCTACCAGCAACTATGCTGGCGTGTTCTACCCATCATGCCGTACCACAGACCTAGGTGGCAATTCAGTTGTTCAACCGCCAAGTCACATGATGGTTCGCACAATTCTGCGCAGCGATGCTGCCAGCTATCCATGGTTTGCACCAGCAGGAACACGCCGTGGTGTGATTGACAATGCCAGCGCAATTGGCTATATCAATGCTGCAACAGGCGAGTTTGAACAAATTGGCGTGAGTCAAAGCGTTCGCGATATCTTGTATGAACGCAATATCAACCCAATTACGTTTATCCCTGGCGTTGGTATCACCAACTTTGGTAACAAGACCAGTACTGTAACAACCACAGCACTTGATCGTATCAATGTGGCGCGCCTGGTTGCATTCCTGCGTGGACGCCTGGAAGAGATTGGTAAACTGTACTTGTTTGAGCCAAATGATCAGATCACACGTAATGAGGTCACCAACACCTGCAACAGCCTGATGATTGACCTAGTGGCCAAACGAGCCATCTATGACTACCTGGTGGTTTGTGATGACAGCAACAACACCCCTGCTCGAATCGACAGAAACGAACTGTGGGTTGATATTGCTATTGAACCTGTCAAGGCAATTGAATTTATTTACATTCCGTTGCGCATCAAGAACACTGGCGAAATTGCTGGTGGATCCGGCGGATAATAATGAAACAGGTGGCTGATTTTTCAGCCACCTTTTCAGGTAAATAAACACATAGGAGATTACAAATGGCAGTTTCATCATTAAATAAAATGACAGTACCACTGGCTAGCGATCAAAGCGCCAGCTCACAGGGTCTGTTGATGCCCAAACTCAAATATCGCTTTAGAGTGATGTTTGAAAACATCGGCGTTTCAAAACCCACAACAGAATTGACCAAACAGGTGGTCAGTATTGCTAGACCCAATTTGACATTTGAAGAAATCGCATTGCCCATCTACAACTCAACTCTGAAACTGGCCGGACGCCATTCATGGGCAGACATTGCTTGTTCAGTGCGTGACGATGCATCAAACAGTGTTTCCAAACTGGTTGGCGAACAGATGCAAAAGCAAATGGACTTTTTGGAAATGGCCAGTGCTGCTTCAGGTATTGACTACAAGTTCTTGACCAAGATTGAAATACTAGACGGTGGCAATGGAGCTTCTGCTCCTGTGGTACTAGAAGCCTGGGAATTGTACGGTTGCTACCTGAAAGGTGCTGACTACGGCGAACTGAATTATGGCACCAACGAAGGTGTAACAATCAACATGACCATTGCCTATGACAACGCTGCACAACTTGGACCTAACAGTCTAGACACCAGCGGTATTGGTGGCATAATTGGCAGAACACTCGGTGACGTTGTGACAGGTGCTGGTCAAGGCGCATAATAATGCCAACATTTGGCCAGGAATTCTTCAAGGGATTCACAGCAGCGGATAGCTTGCGTGATTACACTCACGCAAGCAAAACCTTTACTAGCAACGCATACGAACTTAAACCCAGGTTCAAGTTTCTTTTTCACGTGAGCTTCACGTTGAACACAGCTGAAATACCCGCACTGAGTCAACTGGCAGGTGTGAATCAAATTACCAGTCTCAGTTATCTTGTGAAAACTGTGGACCTGCCCAAGTATACTGTTGCAGCTGAAACACTCAATCAGTACAACCGCAAGCGAGTGATACAGACCAAGATCAACTATGATCCTGTCACAGTGACGTTCCACGACGATGGCGGCGACAACTCTCGTAAACTGTGGTACAACTACTACAGCTACTACTACAAAGATCCCAGCCAAAATTATCTAGAACCCAACAGTCAAAACGGCAGCATAGGCGAAAGTGCCAACTTGCAAAAAGGGTTTGGCTACAACAACAGAGATATCTACAACGACACTCGAATTGGCGATGTCAATGACTGGGGCTATGTGGGCGAAAGCTACAACGACGGTACAAGCTCACAGTCGGGAAAGCCGCCCTTTTTCAAAGACATCAGAATCTACGGCATGGACCAGCACAAGACAGCAGAGTATGTGTTGATCAATCCCATTATTACCAACTGGAGTCACGACCAATACAACTATAGCGAAGGCGCTGGTGTGATGCAAAACAGCATGACCATAGCCTACGAAACTGTGAAATACTATTCAGGTGCTGTGGGCAATCAACGTCCTGACACCAATGTTCAAGGCTTTGCTGATCCTGCACACTATGATCAAACTCTGAGTCCAATCAGCCGTGCTGGTTCAAGATCCACAGTGTTTGGACAAGGCGGCCTACTGGATGCAGGAGGTGGTATCTTGGAAGACTTACAAAGCGGTGGTGTACTGGGACTTATTGGTGCAGCACAAAAAGCTGGCACAGCCTACAACACGTTCAAGGGCAAAAATATCAAGAGCCTGGCCGTGAGTGAAGCAACTGCCCTGGGCACCAATGCCATCAAAGGGGCAATACCAGGCGCAGTAAGAGCAGTACAAGGTCGGCCAACTGGCATGTTCTTCCCAACACCACAAACTCCACCAACCAACGCAAGATAATCATGGCCAGTATCAACTACGAAAATACCAATCTAGATCAAACAGTACGAGTGTTTGATGCATTTTATGAATATGATGTAAACGTTCCTGCGGCTGAATATGATGTGGTCAACAGCTACTTCAAATCAATCATGACCACAAAACTGGCAGCAGACAATTTTACTGTGAGCCTGTTCAAAGTGGCAGAAGACACAGGAGTTCCGGCCTTGACCTTGTTGCAGGGATTTGAAGGCACTGCAGGCATGAATCTCAATGTTACCTTGGCCTATTACTTGAACACCATTAGAAACCGTGCTACCTTGTTGGGTGTGGGCGTGCCTGTGACTGCAAACTTTTACGCTGCTAGAAATGTAGTTCAATAAAGGTTAGGCAAGCATGGCTAACTTTTCAAAAGGCATTTTTCAAGTGAGAAATGCAAAAAAATATGTAGGTAATCGGCCCCCGACCTGGCGCAGCAGCTGGGAACAGGTGTTCATGACTTTTCTAGACAACAACGACAATGTGCTGCAATGGGGCTCAGAGTGTGTGGCCATTCCCTATCGTCATCCACTTGATGGCAAAATGCACAGATATTTTCCAGACTTTTTGATCACTTACCGCACCAGGGAAAACACCATGCGAGCTGAACTGATTGAAATCAAACCCAAAAATCAAAGTGTAATTGAAAGCAAAATGAACAGCCGTGACCGCGCTGTGGTAGCAATCAACTATGCCAAATGGGCCGCCGCCACAGCCTGGTGCAAAACACAAGGGCTGACCTTCCGTGTGATCACAGAAAACGACATCTTTCATCAAGGCAGCAAACGATAATAACCGACTGCTGAGCCACTAAATAGGGTATGACAAGAAAACTTGAAGAGCTCTTTGATCTCCCACCATCTGCGGCAGAAATAGACGCTGAAGTTCCTGCCATTGCAGTCAACCAAGCAATGCTGGCAGAACTTGATTCCACAATTGACAAGATCGACAATGCACTTCCGGCAGTGCGTGGACTAGACGCCACAGACACCGAAATGGATGAGCTGAGTGACATGGCCAAAGGCAGCTACAAAGATCTAATGGATCTTGGCATGCAGGTGGACAGCCGTTTTGCCAGCGAGATCTTTGGTGTGGCCAGCAACATGCTGGGCCATGCTATCACAGCAAAAACAGCCAAGCTGGACAAAAAACTCAAGATGATTGATCTGCAGATGAAAAAAATGCGACTGGATCAACAACAACAAGCCCTGGATTCCAAAGCTGCGGATTCGGGCCTAGTACCCCCACAAACTGCGGAAGGCATGGTTCTGAGCCGCAACGACTTGCTGGATCGCATTCTTGGCAAAGACCAAATTGCTGAAAAAGAATAAATATACAACAGGATACCCAATATGACAAAACCATTTGCAAGATATCTAGCCGAAAGTGAACGCACATACAACTACCGCATCAAGGTGGTGGGTGACGTACCTGCAGGCTTTTTTAAAGAACTTAAATCCAAGTGCAATCAGTTTGACATTGTCAAAATGTCTGACGCCAAAACTGCACCAGTGCGCAAAGTAGTGCCGGACTTTCCAGCCTTTCCCAATCAACCCATGAGTCTGGTTGATGTGGAGTTTCGATATCCAGCTGTTGAACCACAAATCAAACAACTGGCGCAACTGCTGGGTCTGGATCCCAATCGAATTGTGATGATGACCACACCCTACGAAGAAAGTATGGATGAGGAAATGTCCAAGATTGATAGTCAAAACAAAGACCTGTTGGACGACCCCACATATCCAGCAGATGATGCACAACAACGTGCGCTGAAGAAAGACTATGCAACTGGTCCATACGATCATGCAGTGCTAAAGAATGCCTACCGTAGCAACTTTACTGTGGCTGGAGGAAAGACACCGCCAGCAAAAACCACAAATGAATTGCCAATGGGCAACAAGAGCCCAATGACCAATATCAAGCGTCAACCCAAGCCAGCCACTGGCGCCAACCCAAGAGGATAACAAAAATGAGTTTCTTTTACGACCTAAACAAAAAACTAGATGGCATCCGCGCCACACCTGAAGTCACACACAAGCAATTGAATGAACGTGACATGAGCCGTGCTGCCAAGGGCTACGAAAAATACGGCAAAGAAGGCATGGAAGCCCTGGCCAAGGCCGGACGTGAAGGTAAGGCTCTTGACCCAATCCGCAACAAATACGACAAGTATGACAACACAGAAGTGGATGAAGGCTTTGGCGATATGGCTCGCAAAGTTGGCAGTGCTGTAAAGCGAGTAGCTGGCAAAGCAATGGACACACTGCATGGCTCAGACGAAGACATGATCCGTGACTTGCAAAAGAAGTCTGGTATGCCACAAACTGGTATGAAGCCAGGCAGCGAGCCAAATCCAAAATTATCCAAAGGTTCTACACCACTTGACCCAAAAGATGAGTATGATTATTTTACCGGCCGTGACAAAGTTCGTGGCGGAGAGCAACAAGTCAAAGAAAAATTGAGTCCTGCTAGACAAAAAAGTTTTGCAGCTCTTGCACCTCCAACAGACAAGATCACTTTTGCTGACAAGATTGCTGGCGCCAAGAAAGAAGTTGATGAAATGCTAGGTGACGTTGCTGCCGAAGCAATGAAGAACGCACTCAGCGGCGGCCAAAAGAAACTGGACAAGAACGACAACGGCCGTCTGGATGCCAACGACTTTGCCATGTTGCGCAAGGGTGCTGGTAAAAAATCCATGGACGAAACTCAAGGCGCCACAACTTATACTGTAGCCTACAAAGATCCTAACAAACCAGGCAAATCATACAGCACTCAAGTCAAAGCTACCAGCGCAGCAGAAGCAAAAGCAGCCTTCCAAGACTGGGATGACACAAATCGTTTCACTTACCTGGGTTCCAGACCCGACGTTGATAAAGTTCATGAAGCCAGCACCGGTAATGCGTTTGACTACAAAAGTCGCAGAGAACCTGAAACACAAAAATCTGCCA